GAGGATACTTCGCCTAGTCGCTCATTAAAACCCAACTCCCACAATACCAATCGGTCTTTGTGGATGTGTGCAGCCATCTCATACCATTCGATATGGTCGTCGTGTTCGATTTCGTCATAGTTTGCCCAGCTTCGGTCTGATGCTCTTTCTAGTGCGTCGAATGCCGCGCTCATTGCTTCTTGCTCGTGGTTGTTCATGTTGTTTTTGGTGATGGTGATTAATCGTTTTCTGGCGTCGCGCAATGGTAGTCATTGCCTGTCTGCGCTTGAACTTCTAAATTGATGCCGTAGCAGTCAAGGATGTTACGGATTACGTCAAAACATTCAAGGTCTGGCGCTAGGTCAGAAATGTATGTGATATCTTCGAATCCGTCAAGGCTAATGACGTTGTGCCCTGCTTGGTGGCTGGCTGTGATGGTGATTGTTTTTTTCATTGTTGGTGGTGGTGGTTTTTGGTTGGTGGTTGGTGGGGTGGTATATTATCAAGAGAAATAGATTTTCCATCCTGGGCGACATTCGCCCCATATGCCTTGGCTGTCGTTAATGATATGGAAACAATCGAAACTAGTGTCGGTCCAATCGCCGTTATCACTATTAATCAGGCGCTTGCAGATACCTACACAAGATCCTTTTGATTTGTAGTTTTTGACGCGTGAATTTTCGCATTGGTAGCGATATAAAGTATCTTTGCAGTTGTCGTTGCAGTCTTCAACTGACTCATAGATTTTAATCTTGTCGGTTTCTGTTTTCATTGGTTTTATCGTTTCGGCTTGGGCTTATTCCCTCGCGCTGAAAAGATAATGCACACAAATGCTCAAAAGCGTCAACACTTTCTGACACTTTTTTTCACTTTTTTTTCAAACCCTTGTAAAATAAGGGGTTGCGGGCGGTTAATTTAGCCCGCCTTGGAGTCGATCAGCCAATAATCAGCGCCAATCAGTCGCCTGTTAGTGGTCGAGGAACTCGAAAGCGCCGTGTAAAACAACACTAGACAAAGCGGTTAGCATAAGCCCAACAACCAGCCACATGAGACGAATTATATTTTGATTTGTGCGCGTGTTCTCGGTCACTTGCGGGACGATCTTGTCATGTGACATTCGTATGGCTTTGACCTCTTTAACCGTCTGGAGTATCTGCACCATCAGCGACCTATCAGGCTCGCCAATAGCGCCGAATAGCGCGTCGTGTGTTCTCTCGATTTTCTTTTCCATATCTGTCGTCATTTTACTCACCCCTTTAAATACCGTTCAATTTTTCCAGCCTTTCGACCCTTTGCTCTAGAGTCAAATCTCGTGCCTCTTTGCTGTTTGTATAATTAGACACAAGACCGAGAAACCAGTCTTTCTCTACCAGCTTGCCGGGGCATGTCTTGTTTGTCTGCGGGTCGTTTCTGTGAAACTTTACCGATGCTCTCGATGGTTCAAGACCTCGCTTCTCAAGTATGATTGCCGTTGCTTGTGCTGTAGTGTGCCAACACTCCAAGCCCCGCCCGCTTTTTGGGTCTTCGTTGTCGTAGTCTCCTAGTGTCTCAATGCCTATCGAGTTATGGTTAAATGATTTTGCATGAACTCCAGGCTTCCAGAGTGAAGACATGCCGAAAATCTGATCCTCGTCTGTGAACAGGTGCGGACCGCTCTGCCACTCAAGACCGTTTTTATAGTAATCTGCAATGTTCCGCATGTGCTGGATCGTCCAGCCCTTAGGTCTCTGCGCTAGGTTTGGCGATGCTGTATGATGCACCGTAACGGAGCTAATCCAATTTAGATTAACCGTCTCTATGTATTCCCTGAACGCCTCTGCGTCAAACACGCGCCCGACTATTTCGAATCCCATTACACTAAAGAGTTAAAAGCTGGCGGCGCTATGAAGGACCACCACGCCCCGCGAATCGTTACCGACTCCGCACGCCGCCAGCAAGATTTTTATTTTTGAGCCTCGATGAGCGGAAGGAAGATGTGCCCGCCGTCTGGTGTGGCTGTGATACCATCGTCAGAAATGCGAATATTCCAAGCCGTCCCGCATGATGCGAGGAGTAACGAAGCTGTAGCTATAATGATTAGTTTCATGGTGTGTTATGGTTTGAATGAGTTATTCCGCTTGCCGTCGTCTAATACGTCACCGATGACGACGACGACCTCCTTAAGACCAAGTAGAGCCACCAGGACTGTGCCCGCGATAGTCTGCCAGCTTTCGGGTAATGCGTCAAGATTAATGGTTGCGCTAATTGTTGACACGATGGCAACAGTGCCAACTAAGGCACGTAGTATGTTTGTTTTGTTCATTGTTTTTGTTGTTTAATATTCGATCCTCCAGAAGACGGTTGATGTGTCGGCTGGTTCACTGGAGTTAATTTCAAACGATGCGCCTGCCGCAATCGTTCCTATTGAAAGATGACCAACAGTTCCGCTTGCTGACTGTCTGGTTAAAGATATTTTAGCGCCCGATGGAATGATTGCGCTGTTCACTGTGACCGTTCCAGCTACCAAAACAGCGGAGCCGCTTTCCGCGTGTGCCCCAGAACCGTAATTGTTTATCCAAATTTGTTCATAGGGATATGCGGAACCAGTGAACACCCCTACAATACTGTTACCTGTGAACCGTGAGTCTGTTGAGCCTGTGAAGTCAATAAACAAATTCTTGAGTTTGTTATTTTCAAATAAATGGTCATCGCCCCTAACTTCAACAGTCCCACTACCAAAGTCATTGTTTCTTAATGTGTGTGACCCCGCCCAAGCCCTGACAACTTTTAAGGTTGTGTCACATTTGTTATTTTCAATGTTCCATGTTGTGGAACCTGTGTTGAGGAAAATACCAACATAGGACGAGCTCGACTTCTCGAACACGTTCGATGCAGCAACCCCCTTTGCGTCACATTCAACCCGGATAGCATTCCCGAAATGGCTATCTCTGAAAATGCTATGCTCAATCAGCACCCGCTTGTTGTTGTTCTCGCGTAAATAAACGCCGTGATTGTTACCCCCAAAGATGGAACCGCTGACAATTAAATCGCCACCGTCAACAACATCTATTCCCGTATAACCTTTGAACATACAACCTGTGAAAACAGACTCGGCAAACTCATCATTTATTTCAACACCTTGAGAAGCCGAACTTGATGCACCTATAATGCGACAGTTTGTGAAATTAGCTTCCCCCGATGGTGTTTGACCGCTACCCCGCAAATCGACGGCGGGGTATCCCGTTGAACCTATGAAAATTGAATTTGCAACATGTGTTCTTACAGCCCCATTTACAGACAGCGGGCGCGGACCGCCAACTGAAATACAGTTTGTTATTGTCGCGTAATTGGTCAAATATAGGTCAATATTGCCCGCTGAGTTAGCCACTGTAGGGTTGCCGCTATTTATTCTATTACCCCCGTTATTATAGAATTGTGAGTTAGTCAGTGTTAGGTAAACCGTCCCTGCACCAGCTGCATGAAACGAACCCCCGTTGTTGTCAATGAACAGGTTTGAACACATCACTTTGGCTCCACCGTCAAAGTCGATCGGATCCATTGCACAATCTTTGACCCGAACATTATGGATTAGGATGTTTTCACCGTTCTTGATGTTGATACCTTCGTCCTCAGATGCCGTTGGTTGTGTGACCAGGCGTGATTTATTACCATCAATGGTAATGTCACAAATGCTGATATTCTCGGCGGTTCCTCCAGTATCGGCAGCCATGACGGGTGTGTCACCCGCTACTGAGTCCAATAATTTTATGACTACACCCTCTCTGGATTGACCCACTATTGCCACATTATCAAGAAGGCTAATGGCTTGTTTGGGTGATGCTGTGTTTTTGCTTACTCTGTATTCACCATCAGGAAGATACACCGTGCCGCCTCCGTTTCCATTCGCTGCCACTATGGCAGCATCTATTGCCCCTCTGTCATCTGTCACACCGTCACCTGTCGCTCCGTAGTTTTTGACGTTATATGTAGCGTCAGCCTTTGCATCAAGCGCGGCTTGTGTTGCTGTTGAAATTGGCTTGTCTGCGTCTGCTGTGTTGTCTACGTTGCCAAGTCCGATGCTAGCCGCTGTTACTTGGTCGCCTTGAGCGTTCCACGACGTGCCGTTAAAGATCCACGTGATAGCGTTCTCGGTGTGCGTGTCGTTTGTGCTTGGTGATGCTGGAAAATTGATTGCCATGATTTATATGTTTTAAATTGTTGTTTGGTTATCTCTCCCGAACAGCCCATGATGATGATTGCTCAAGCGTAACGTCACCTGTTCCGTTGACGTTGGCGACCTGCCAGAAAACCAAGTCGTTCTGGTTGAGTCTTACAGTATTCTGTCCCGTGAAGTATGCAACATCACGACCGCCTTGCAGGTTGTTGATGACTCTTGTTTGTGCAAACTCAACAGTAACCGCCGCGAGCGAGTCGATCTTGATTAGGAATATTTCAACCTCTGCGTTCTGCGTGCCATCAATAACTAGATCAAAATTAATCACGAACTCTTTCGGGTTGATGCCTGTATGTCTAAGTCGACCATTAGCAGGCGAATCAAAGTGTTGCAGATCTGATGCCGTGAATGTTCCAGCTAGATCTACAGCATCCCCAGCAGTGACGATGTTCGTGGTTGACTCAGCTGTGCAGTCAAGGATACCGCCCACAAAGGTATTGCCGATTCCTATATTATTATCCCAATCACAAGGGAGGTCTGACGGACTCAGATTGGGCGTGATGTTTGAATCGTTGGCGTTGAATGCACCGTCTCTGCTNAANATGCCGCCCTTAAACTGGATGGTTGACGGGTTCGGAAATGACGATGTGGAGAAGTCACAGAACGGNGCTAGAGTCGGTAGGTCACAGTTTATATCAGTCAAGAATCGGCTGTCCATCTGGAACGCCGTGCCCCCCTTAAACAGTGGCNCGGTCATAGTTCCCGCCAAGCTTCGCACGATTGACGTTGTGATTCTATACCCTCCGCGCCATAGCCCATGCAAGGTTAGGCTTGGAGACCCACCAAAGCGCCCCGTTCCCTCCTCTAGTCCTTGGCGATACTCGTATATGTCTCCTAGGTTGCTACAATCATTGTAATTGATCCGCGCAAACTCAAAGGCGTTGAATCCAGTAGCGTCATACAACTCATAGACCTTAGAGCCTGCACCGTCTACCTGAATGAAGTAGTCAGCACCCAGTAGATTGCCGCTCCCTATAGCGATAGACTCGGAAACAAACATGGTGTAGTTATCCTCGCTAGATGTGAGACCGGAGATGTCGAAGCTATGCCCCTTAATGGTCATTCCCGTGGGAGGAACTGTGATTTGTGTTGTTCCAAGATCAATAATCCCGTCAATGAAATATACTTTTGTAGAGTCGATGACACCGCCGAGCGTTGTTGCAACATTGTTTTGATTGACGATTATCAACTTGTCGTAAAGGTTGGACTGAATCGACATGCCCCCGCTGACACTGACCCATTGGCTAGAGTCTCCGTCGTTGTAATAGGTGTAAAGCTTGGCTTGTGTGCTGTCCAGCCATAGGTCGCCCGCGTCTGGTGATACAGGAGCCGTTTCTGATGTGGTCAGCTGTGCGCCCCCGTCTCCAGTCTGCAAGTATCTTGCGTCTGCCTGCTCAAGTGTAATAGATGTTCCAGGGTTTGACGGCGGGTTACCTGCTGTGTTGTTCCGGTCGTTGTAAAGGTTAAAGCACCCAGCCGCCAGAGTCCTTTCAGCGCCGTCATTCATGATGGCTGTTATGACCATCCAGTACTCGACAAGGTCTGAACCCATAGCCACGTTGGTTTCTGAGTTGGTGAAGCCAAACGTCAGGTGTTGCTTGCTCTCATCCTGCCAGCTTGCGCTGTCGAGTGTGTTGTCTATGCCCGCGCTCGCTACAGTCTTGGTCATGGCAATACCAGATTGTGACTGGTTTCTAACTATGCAAGTAATGCTCGAAACGTCCGCTAGGTCTTGGACTGTGGCGCCGTCAAATACACCCAACTCTAAATCAAAAGCATTCCCGCGCCATGACTCAAGCGTAAATGATGTTGGTAGTTGTGCTGATACGTCAGCCGCCAACCTCGCTGTTCTGGTCGATAAACTCATATTTAAATTATATCCTGTTTGCAGGTGATGTTTGCTTGTAAAACTGTGTCAGACTTCGCACCTGTCGTGGTATAGCGGACAACCTCAAGAGTAGCGTCTTTACTTTTCTGACCGTCAAGGAAATAAAGCAGATCGTCGGTGTTGAAGTCGATTTCTCCTTTTTTGCCTGTTGGTGATGTGAGATTAGTTAAGTCTGCTGTGATCGCTCCCACGTCGCCCAGTGACTTGTCAAATTCTACCGTGTAATCAAGACCAGAACCGGTTACCGTCACGTTATCCGCACCTATTGACGTAAGGCTCTCAAGAGCTGTCTTAATGCTATCGCTTGAACTGTCTACCTCTAGGTTGCTGGACTCCTCCGATGCCACTGTAAGCGTGTATGTGCCCGCGTATGGGTCGCCGCTGATCGTTACTCGCTGGATCTCTGATGTGGTATCCGTGACGCCTGTTCTAACCTCCGTTATGGTTGCCGCCGGAGCGTCAAGGTCGGCGGTGAGTTCAATGTATGCAGCCGCTTCCTGTTCAAAGGTGACCGACTGAACCTCTGCCGAAACGCTGGTTACGCCGTCGTTCAATATAATAACATTTGATGTTGATGATGGAGTTAGAAGCGATGTGTTGACAACCATTGCCGCGTCGTTCCCCTCGTATGGATAGGTAATGGTATATCCACCTCCGATCTCTTCAACTTCAAACTCACCTGTTGAAATAGTGGGGTCTGTTGGCATAATCAGCGCGTCAAGAGCTGTTTTTAAATCCTCAGCAGATGCACCGTAAGGAATAGCGTCAGTGGTTTCGCTGTTGATTGTAAGTGTGAACGTGCCGCCGATTGGCTCTGCGCCAGGACTACCCACGCCGACTCTGATTGTCTGCCCTGTAAGATCTAGATTCTTCCAAGGTTGGTCTGCGTTGTTGTTGTTTTGCTCGACTAATCGGATAGATACCGGTTGAGTATCACCTAGAATGACAGGTGGTGACCCTTCTGATCTTGTCGATAAAAAGCTACTTACAAGCCGATTGTTCCCCACGTCTACGATTAAATCATTGAAATTGCCCATCTCTTGATTGTGGCGAATTCAACCAGTTAATGATAAACCCACGGTGCCCCGTGATAGCATTGCGACCGCTTTAATAATACGTCAACAGCGCCCTCCTCCTGCGCCCATCCAACATCAACCCAGTCAGACTTCCATGATTCTCGCCTTGTTTCTTTCTGCTCGTCTGTCAGTAGGTCGAAACCGTCATAATTTATCAATAATCCAGGACCTGTCCATTCCTCGTTTGATGCTGTCTCCTGCTTTTGTGGTGACGCTGGGTCGAGCGGGTCGTGATCTTCTGGCGTCATAACCTCGCACACCTCGACGTTGTGCCAAGTTCCGTGCCACCTCTGATCTTGTGACTCAAGCGGTGGGTCTGGCGCTCCAGAAGGTAGCGGGGGAGGGTCAAAGTCGTGCGGTATAACTGCCCGCCATTGGTTCGCGGCAGGTTCTGACTTGGTGTCTGTATAGCTGAAAGTCCCGCCTGCTGTAATGTTGGAACTGCTTGGTGTGGCTGTGGTGTATGCGCTCTTGTATTCAGTGTTACTGCGCGTGACCGTCTTGTCAACTGGGTGTGACCACCCCAGACCGATCGACATGATATCCTGGGTGGTTGTCGTTGTCGATGAATCAATGACCGCTCCTGTATAATCATACTTCGTCCACTCCCTGACCTTCGTGAAGTCCAAATCTGAGTCATATGTAAACGTCTCTATTGTAAGCTCTCTCAAGTATTCAAACCCCGGCGTGGTTCCATACCAGAAAAAATTAAGTTCAGTTCTTCTGACTAATGACCCGCCGCCGGTGTAGGTAATTGTGTTCTCGTTGTATTCATCCTCGTAGTGACGCTCAGCCCATATGTTACCGCTTTGGCTTTTAGCTACGGCTAGATATTGATCATCGTCGCCGAGGTTTGCTGTGGTGTTGTGGTAAACACTATTGAAATCAAGCTGGGTCTTCCACTTAGTGAAGATCTGATAAATTTCTGGATAGTCTCCATCCACGATAGCGCCTAGCGAGCCGTCCGGGTTGGTCGTGGCTTTTGTCCACGCATCGAAACCATGCGGCTCTCTGTGTTCCAAACTTGGAACAGGGCACGATGGGTAGCAACAGCCTCATGTATATTCGCCCATATTACCCCCTTTCTATTGAAAAAACTCTTGGGCAAAATCCGATTGTAAACGACCCGCATCCCTCTCTAATCCATGCTAGATCATCGTTCCATGCTCCTATTGGCACATACAGAGTCCCTGTCAAGCTGTCAACGTGTGGAACTACGTTGTCGGGCATTGTTGCGCCGGTCGATATTGTGTGAGTTCCTAGCTCGCCCCCAGCCTCAAGCACGTTGTCGTCGTTGAGTGTTGCCGTCCACGGGCACTCAATCCAAACTTTGTGCCCAGCTGTCGGCGTCATCGGAGATGGCTCTAGCAATACGGATTTGTTTGGAGCGTGTAGCCAGCCCGAACTTATGATCACCTTAGTTTCATCGTCTGGATCAACAGTGTACTCGCCTAGTATGCACGCACTGGACGACCTAGCCCTTACCCTCGGAGCTTCCAGAAACACTCCATTGTGGAGTTGCTTGCTTCCCGCCGTCATGCTCTGGCGTGGCGTCCTTGCCCCGACTTGGTGGGACAGCTTGGAAAGCGCAGACTCCACACCTCTGGACGCGTCTATTTTTGACCGTCCCAGCGGCAGGTTGCCGTTGTTGGATTTGCTCGCCATGTTATCAGTCTGGATAGATTACTCGGTTGATTCCGTTTGGACCAGATCCGACATACTGCTCGGTCACTTGGTAGAAGCTCCCTACCTGCCTGTATGGAGTATCAACTAGCAAGAAGTCTTTCATGTCGTCGGGCTTCTTGAAGCCATCAACTCTGTCATGCACTGACATTCTATTTTTTAGAGTTGGCACTTTGTCCGTCCAGTATGACAGCGTTATGAGTGATGATGGTGTGAGGTAGTATTGAACCCCTCTAAAATTAGGTTGATCCTCGGCTGGTGGGGAAAAGAAGCCAATAAACTCTTGACTTTCAGCGTCAAACTTCGCCCCGTTTAGAGGTGCTGCGGGCGTTCCTGCGAAGTCCTCAAAGTCTGGGTGCGTGTCTATTGGGTCGTTGTTCTGACCTCCGCTGTATGATATCTCTGGTTCTGTCTCGTTTGTAATTAGCCCGAAGAATGAACCCGTCATTTCGACTATGCCGTTGCTCTGGTAAACCTTGCTTGATTGATACATTTCGAGCCTATCATCGTCTGGATGTGTTGCGCCGATTTCCGGCAAATCATACTGCTTGGATTTATCGCATCGCATCACTACGATTCCCTCAAGTGTGCCGTCGTTCTTTTCTGTAATACTCCTGTCTGGCTGTATAGCGTAATCGCCCACAGACTCAAACCCTCCTTTTGTAATTAGTGACATTGTTCTATAATTCTGGTGTTGATTGAACCCCGCCCGCAGGCTGCAAGCTTGTTTTGATGTCCTGTAGTAGTTGGCTTTGTTTCTTAGCCTCGCTCAATGCTGGGTCAGCCGTGAACGCTGAGACGTTGCCCCCTAGACCAGACGCGGCAAGGGATGACGTAGATATTGAATTTTCTCGCAGAGTCTTGATTCTTAGTTTGTCCTTTTCTTTCCCCTCTTGTTTTTCCCTGCGTTTCCTTGCGTCCTCGTCCGCCTCCGCATTAACCTTTTCTTGGTAGTCTTTAGACTTTTGCAGATCGTCTTCAAGTTTCTTTTGAGCCGCTTCTTTTTCCGTTCTTTCCTGTTCGTTTAGCTGTCTTTTAAGAGCTGAGAACTTAGTATATGCTTTTTCTGATTCCAGTATAGCCTCCTTGTGAGCCATTTCGTTTTTTTCCGCTATGGAAGCCCATATGCCCGCTGTTAAATGCTCGTCGCCCTTTCTTGGGTTTTTTTTCCTTTCCTTGGCTACTGTCGCAGGGTCGCTCTCGTAAACTTTTTCTTGTAACTTCTCCCACTCCTCCTTCGCTTTCGCTGTTTTTTCTTGTAGTGTTCTGGTGGCTTCTGCTTGGCGCTCGATCTCGTCCGCTATTTGTTTTTCGATTTCAAGCCTTTTGTCTTGTTCGGGCGTCAACTTGTTTGGATCCAGCTTCGGCTTGTATTCACCGCCTCTTTCACTTTTCCCCTCGTCCCCGAATACGATATCTTGGTGGGTTTCGCGAAGCCTGTCTGGTATGCCTTCTATGTCCTTCTTGAGTTCTTTCGCATGTCTGGCTGCGCCCTTAAAGTCTCCCGTCAGCGCATCGCCTACGATATTTCCGACACCTCTGAAAGTGTTCGCCACCTCCAAACCCATATTTGTAACCTGCGCCGATATAAGCTCAACAGCCGTAGCCGCAGCCGCGGCAACACCTCCCCAGAAGGTGGATACTTTGTTTTGGTATCCTTCAAGCTTGCGCTCCATTTCCACTAATTTTTTTATAGCTCCCTCACCTAGGACGTTGGCATCATCGCCTAAATCTCTAAAGCCTTGCCCCGCGTTTTCCAGTAATGGTATAAGAAGCGTTGCATCTGACGCGATAGCCTCCATGTAGAAAGTCATCTCGCTCTGACCTAGGTTTGCCTTCTCCAGACCGTTAAAGTATAGTTGCAGGGCGTCAGGTCCAGACAGCCCGCGGAATTCGTCTGCCGTCTGCCCTATGAGCGGTGCTATTTTCTCGAAATAGTCCGCCATTGGACCTCCGCCAGTTTGAAGGAAATCGCCTATCTTGTCTGACGAGTCCTTGTATATGTCAGCAAGCTTTTCATGCTGAACCCCTACCGACTTGGCTGCGTGCGCGTGCCTCTGAAAAACGTCTGTGCTTGTGTTTGAGAGCCTTGAAAGATTCTGGATTTCTTTAGCGTGATTTACTATTGACTTAGTAGCCGCTGATATTGCTGCAATCCCGCCAGCCATGGCGAACGAGCTAGACAACATGCTTTTAACACCACCTGCAAACCGCTTGGTATCTTGTCGCATGTTCTCAAGCCCGCGCTTGTATCCGCTGCCGTCTGCATTAAATTGGAAAGTTAAAGCCATCAGTTTTTAATATTGTTTTGTTTTCTGGCTTTCAGCCATACCTGGAAGCTACTTTGTGATAGCGTCTTCTTAGCCTCTGCAATAATTTCTTTTTCGCTTAGGTCTGGAAGTGTTGCCGCTGGCTGTTCTTCGTTTTCGTATGCAAACCTTACAGGGTTGCCATTTATTTCTGAAAGTGTCAAATCACACCATCGAGCCTCTGAGAGCCTCATATTCCAAGTCTCTTTTAGCGTTGTTCCAGCCTTGCTGATCAGGTTCATGACTAGCGCCAACATCGCAGGACTTTTTATCTCGCGCGTGCTTGCACCCTCCGCTTGGATAACGTCCCAGAGAACAGGTGAGCATGTCTGAACATCCATCCACGCCTTAAGCCTCTGTGTGTTCTTTTTAAAGGCTTTCTTCCTGTTTGTTAAGATATACCTAAACACATCCCGAAGCCTAGGCTTTAGGTCTGGCGTGTTTGGATATTCGCACGAAACAACCTTGCAGAATACAAGAAGGTCATGAGGCAGGACGTGACCGACCTCCTTAATAACAGGGCTTTCAATCGCGGTTAAAATAACCACATGCCAAGGTGTCAGATTAGTGAGTTTATACCCGCAAATCTTAACCTCGCAACCGATCACCCCGTTAAAGAATCGGTCATCCATCAGATTAGACGAGTGTGATGTATTCGCTGGTTTTGAAGTTGTAACTATACTCAGCGTATCCGTCGTGGCTCAGTGTGAGTGTGCGACCGGTCAAGTAATAAGTGACGGAATCATAGTCAAACTGTGCGCCCATAGCCTCAGGCGTATGCCCGGTGTCTTGGAAGTTAAGCGTCAGACTTCCTGTGGTGTGGATGTCGTCCATGCGCTCCTCGATCACATTCCCGCTCTCGTTCTTTATCTCTGCTGTGTTATTAAACTCGTCGCCGAAGTTAATTGAGGTTACAACAGCCGCTGTAAATGTTCCGCTGTTGATTCCGTAAACGTGGACGTTTGTCCCTTTTGTAATTGCTGCCATGATTTAAAATTTGATTCAGTATTGCGACCAATTCAACCAACTATCTGGATTAGCGCTGTGCATGATGCCGTGAACCGCCAATCAGTCCCTTCTGTCTCCAGGTCGACCTTAGTGTCTCCGATGTAGTGCAGGTGTAGTCCTTTGACCTTTCTTGTGTCTCGCTTTGATTTGGGTTTGTTAATTTCGGACTTCATTCCGTCTAGGTAATCAAGCCTGTATTCAAGCTCGATTGCTAAATCATCAAGCGTCGCCTTGTTTGTCTCCTCTGAGTCTGCGTATATCGTCACAGATATCTCGGCATCTCTTGACATCATGCTAGCCTCTGTTTCGCTCGTCCTTGATATACTATCGCACCCAACAACCATACACGGAAGTGTTTCTGGCGCCTCGTTCGCGCTGCTTTGCTCTATAACTCCGCACCCCTTAAACGACCCCGTTCTTACGAGGTAGTTTTTAATTGCTGATTCTAGCTTGTAGCCTGCTGGTTTCTGTATCTTTTTTGGTTTCATGTTCTTTTAATTCTTTTTCTTGCCCTGTTTTTGATCATTCTTTCTACGAGCTTTTCGACCTTGCCGAGCCTTAGCCTCCAAAGGTATTTTGTGGATGTTGTTTTAAATACGTATTTTGATCTGTTGGTAACCGTGACTGATGCCTTGCTGTTTTTACCTTCGACGATGCCTAGACCTTTCGTCCTGTGCGTCTTCTTTTTAGCCCATGCTGGAATGCCTCTAGTTCCACCCAGTTGAGCCGCAGCTTTAGCCCATCCGCTCTTGCCCTCACCAACGCGGCGCATTGTAGCGCGGGCGTATTGATTAACCGCAGGGAATCCTTTTGTAATGTATAGCTTGCTCCATGATTTGCCTGATAGTCTCCTCTTGTGCATCCTGCCGCCGTCAAATGTTCCGAGTTCATGTGTGCCGCCAAGTATTGCAGATGACAGTTGCTTGGCTTTTGATAAGTCCCCTCGGCGGATATATTTCGCAAACCTCGCCGCCACTTCCGGTCCAGACTTTACGCGTATTGCAACCTTTAAATCCTCCGCTTTCTTGTATGTGCTGAATATGGTCTTTTCTACCTTCCGCTTTGTGTTGTCACCGTCTGCCTTCTTGTCTCCGAATGGAGCTGTGAACTTCGCTGCATCCACTGCAAACAGCCGCCCCTGTGCCCTCAGTATGTCCTCGACAGGCTCGCCAGACAGCGCCACTAGCTTCTGTATCGCCTTCCTAAATCGCGCCTCGTCGCGCTTGGACATCTTAGCATCTATCATTACTCTTGTATCCTGTTTGGCTCTATTAACGATATAGTGGTCATCGCTCTACCTTGTCTGAAATTCTCAACCTTCCATTTCTTGCCGCAGGCATTTACAGCCGCGCCTTTCCTTAGTTTGAGGTTCTCATCTGTAGGAAATTGGTAATCAATGTCTCTGTTTTCACGGCTTCCCCCCATCATATCTCTGTCGGTGTCTACTTCCGCAGGTATTGCGTAAACAGTTTGACCGTCTACCTCTATTTTCTCAGCGCCGAGCGCTCCCATCTGGCGTGATAATACTGATTTTACTTTTTGCTGTATATTCATGATGTAAAAAAAGCCCCTCCCCGCGAAAGGGAGAGGCTAAGTTTTGTTAATTGCAACGCAATTTTAATTATATTTACTTGGATTTTGTTGCTTTTTTAACTGATTTCTTAGGTGCTGGTTTTGCAACCTTGGCGAATCGCTTGTGTCGGATTCTGCCTTGGTGCTTGTCAACAACCTCTACAACCTCGAAGCCGTCCTCGGCTGTCATGGTTTTAAACTTTCTGCGGATATCCACAGGCTGACCGTCTTCGATCAGCTCCCGCTTCCCTGCTTTAGTGCCGAGTAGTAATGCGTAGTTTGCCATTGTTTCGAGTTGTTAAAATTAAGCAGACACAAGGCGCTTGATGCCTGTGCTGATGCCTGTCTCGTATCCGTAAACGGACTCGATAACGCACTTACGCACGCCGCTGTCCTCAGAATACCAGTCGCGAAGACCAAGAGTAATGCCGCCTTCGCCGACTAGGGCTTCAGCACGGTTATACTTGTGACCCTCTTGTGGAGCAAGATAACGGAAAGCGGAAGCGATGCCGTTGCCGTCGGTAGCAAATCCTACGAGGTTTTCGCCGTTGGCAGGGATTGCGTTAGACATGATGACCTTGAAGCCGTGAAGCATTGGAATGTCACCGTTCTGGATGGCGTTGTAGCCGTATCCACTGGTGTCCTTGATTGCACCACTCTTGCGAAGTGCGGCAACGTATGAAGGGGAGAGAACCAAGTAACGGTCGTCTTGTGCCCAGTCAGCGCTATCACAGTCCTCGGCAACGTCTGCAACGTCGTCCTCGTCAAATGTTCCAGCAGCACCAGTAAAGGAAGCCGC